GACCAGCAGCAGGACCAGCCTGGTGTAGAGCTGGTGGTCATGGTGCGTGGCATCCCAGAGTTTCCCGGCGGCCCGCTGAGCGCTGAGGTTCACCCTGACGAAGTCGATAACTGGCTAGCGCTGGACTGGCGTCTGGAGGAGTAACCATGCTGGTTGCCGAACCCCACGCTCCTGGCTTCAACAGCTACGCCAGCGTTGCTGATCTGCGTGCGTTCGCGGTGGGGCGCGGGTATACCGTTCCTGCCGATGACGGCGAGTGCAGCCAGATGCTTATGCAGGCTATGGACTTTCTCGAAGGGAAGGCCTGGCGCGGCCAGCGCTCCAGCACATCGCAGCCGCTATCGTGGCCGCGCTCGGGCGTGTGCTTTGATGGCGTTGACCTGCCGGATGACACCATTCCACAGCGCCTGGTTGATGCGCAGTGCCGCCTGGCTATCGAATCGCAGGAGATAGATCTCACGCCTTCGGTTGCTGGTGGCGGGGCGGTGACGATGGAACGCGTCGAGGGTGCGGTGACTGTCCAGTACGAGCCGGGAACCAACAAGGTTGCACCATCGTTCCCCTGGTTCTATTCCTCGCTGCGCGGGCTGGTGGTGGGCGGCAATCAGATCCGTATCGAAAGGGGGTGATATGCCAATCGACTATCGACGCATGCGCGCGACAGCAACCCGGCTGCTCACCGAGAACGGGAAGACCTATCCGTTGACCCGCGGCGGCACCACAACCCGCGATCAGTTCGGCAAAGAGGTAACCACTCCGGCGGTTACCGGGACCGTCACCGGCGTTATCACTGAATACTCTGCACGCGAAATCGACGGCTCCTTGATCGCCACCGGCGATAAGAAGTTGGCGGCCACGTTCGAAACGGAAGTGCGCATCGATGATCGAATCGAAATCGACGGCAAAAAGTGGCGCGTTGTGCAGCCGAATCCGGTTAAGCCTGCCGATGTGCTGATCTCCTACAACATCCAGCTGAGGGTGTAACTATGGCCGGATCTGCTAATCAGCCGTTCCAGGCTGCCATTCAGTTATTTGTGGATAGTTCGAAGCAGGAGATGGATCAGGTAGTGCGCCGGACGGGCATTAAAATCCTCGCTCAACTGGTTGATATGTCCCCGGTGGGCCAGCCGGATATCTGGCAGGTCAACCAGACCGCGACGGCGTACAACACTGCGGTGCGGGAGCATAACGCGACCCTGCGTGATGATCCTGCCAACCTGACCAAATCAGGACGGCTTAAGCGCGGGCTGCGAGTGAACGACTCGATGGACATCAAAAAGCCTGATGGCTATGTCGGCGGGCGCTTTAAGAATAACTGGTATGTGGGGTTTGATAGCCAACCGACCCAGTCCAATGATACACCGGATGCTTCCGGCCAGGGTTCCAACTCCCGCGGACTGGCAGTGCTCCAGGTGTTCCGGGTGGGGCAGGTCAGCTCGATTTACTTCACCAATAACCTGTCATATGCCCAAGAGCTGGAAAACGGTCATTCCACACAGGCTCCCGGCGGCATGGTGGGCATCACGGCGCTGGACGCCGCGCAGCTGTTCCGTGAGGCAATGAGCGAGGTGCGCAATGGCCGGTGACCAGTCAATGCGTATCGCTGGCCTGCTGGAAGGTCGTATCGCGGTTATCTGCTCTTCGCTCGGGCTGCCAGTGGCCTGGCCGAACATCGCGTTTACTCCCCCGGATACTGCGCCTTACGGGCGTGTTTATGTTCTGCCGGCGCAAACCGTGGGGCAGGATCTGGAAGGCCAGATGCGTACGTACCAGGGCATTCTCCAGATCAACATCATTGCGCCAGCAGGCAGCGGCGTGAATCAGGCCAGAGGGCTGGCTCAGTCCATCGCTGACGCCTTCCCCGAAGGGTTGCCGCTGGTGGATGGGGACCTGACCGTATACATCAACGGACCGCCGCAGGTGCGTACGCCGATACAGGATCGCCCGACATCTGCACCAAACGGCAGTAGCGGCTCCATCACCTACACCACCCCCGTCAGCATGCAATACCGCGCTGATTACTGACCCGCCGTCTGGCGGGTTTTTTATTACCTCAATTCAGGAGAATGCAATGGCATTCGCAATCCCTAACGGGTCACGTGTGAACGTGGCCAGGGCCTATCAGGCCCCCATTACCTTTACCGCAGCCTCCAATGCGACGGAATGCGAACTGACCGTTGCCTCGGCTGCCGGGATCCTTGCGGGCGATGTCGTCCAGGTAAACTCTGGCTGGCTCAAGCTCGATAACATGGTGCTGCGCGTTAAGTCCGTAACCACCACCAAAATTGTGCTGGAAGCCTTCGATACCACCGACACCAAGAAATTCCCGGCGGGCACTGGCGCGGGTACGCTGCGCAAAGTCGACTCCTGGATCACCATGCCGCAGGTGATGACCCTGTCCACAGAAGGCGGTGACCAGCAGTCCATCTCTATCCAGTTCCTGGAAGATGATAAGGCTCGCACCATCCCGACGTTCAAAAACGCCGTGGTTCAGGTCTACACCTTCGCGCATGACCCGATGCTGGCGATCTACAAGCGCCTCATCGACCTGGACGACTCCAGCGACACCACGGCGGTCTGGTTCCATAACCCGCGCGGTAAAGCGGATCGTTACTACTCCGCCAAAGTGTCGTTCCAGCGCGTGCCGCGCACCGAAATTAACGCAGTAGAAAGTAACGAAGCGCGTATGAACTTCGAATCGGATATGCAGATTTACCCGATCGCTGATTCATCCGTGCTGCCGCTGGCATTCCTGACTGACCTGCCATCCACTAAAGCACTCGCAACTGGCGCTGCGCTGGATCTGGCTGTGGTTATGCAGGGTGGTTCCGCGCCCTACACCTACGTGTGGAAGAAGGGCAGCACCGCTATCCCTGGCAAAACCGCCTCGACGTTCAACATCCCGTCGGTCGCATCCAGCGATGCTGGTGTCTACACCTGCGAGGTCACAGACGCCGCAGGCAAAACCATTACCTCAGCTGCGTGCACCGTCACTGTCAGCTAACCAACAAGGCCCGGTTCGTCGGGCCATTCTGAGATGAATCAATGACCAAATTCTCCCTAATCCCAAATCCTACCTTTTCCGTTACTGCCAGCATCCCGCGCGCCGGTGCTGACGACGGCAAACTGACCTTCACCTTCCGCCACAAGACGTTGGAGGAACTCCGCGCAATGGATGAGAAGCTGCAAAAAAAGGCCGATGGCAAAAAAGCTCCTATCTCGCCACAGGCCGACTACCTGATGGAAATCGTCGAAGGCTGGGCGCTGCCGGATGAGTTCACCCGCGATAACGTGAGCGTCCTCCTGCAGAACTATCCGCGCGCATTCGACAGCATCGGTCTGGCCTACACCAAAGAGCTGATGGGCATCCGCGAAAAAAACTGAGGCAGGTCGCCGCAGCGATGTATACACCGGGACCGACGCTCGCGGAGTTAGCCGCTTTTGGTTTAACGCCTGAGGACGTGGAGGAAGATGTGGGGATCCTGCCATCCGTATGGGAGGCCTTTACTGTCTTCTCCGCAATGGCGACTCAATGGCGCGTAGGCGCGGGCGGTGCGACCGGTCTTGATTACAACGTTCTCCCCTGGGTGTTTCAGTTGCACGGGGTTGAGGATGCGGCGGCCTGCATGGCTGATATTCGAATCATGGAAAGCGAGGCTCTCAAAGTGATGCATAAGGAGACGGCCTGATGAGTGACCAAATCGCCTCGATCACATTGCGTGCTGACGTATCCGATCTGAAAACGGCCAGCAATGAACTGGATAAACTCGGTGAGGCCGCGGCGGGTGCCGTAGGTAAAGCTGATGACCTTAACAGCGTATTTCGCGCTGGCGCTGAGTCTGCGAAGCAGGGCAGTGAAGGCCTCAAAGAGCAGCAGACCGCGCTCAAAGGCCTGCTGGAGAATATCGACCCGGTCACCAAGGCGCTGAACCGCCTGGACGAACAGCAGGCTGCGCTGCGTAACTTCCAGACCAGGGGCTTTCTGGATACCGATACATTCCAGGCCTATAACAAGATCCTGGATGATACCCGGCTGAAGCTGACCGATACCGGCGAGGCAGCAGCGCGGGCCCAGGCCGAACTGGCCGCCACCCAAGCTGCCGAAAAGCAATCTGCCGCATTGAAGAACCTGCTGGGCTCCATCGACCCGACGATCCGCGCGTTCAACTCTCTGGATGAGCAGCACGCGCAGCTGGTGGCCCATTTCGAGGCAGGGCGCATCAATGGCGCTCAGTTTGAGCACTTCAACACCATCCTTAACCAGACGCGTGCGCGGCTCTCTGGCGTGGCTGACGTACTACCTGAGGCATTATCGCGGCAGGAACTGGCCGCGCGGCGTGCCGGTATCTCCGTGGGGCAGTACAGCGCGGCCATGCGCACGTTGCCAGCCCAGTTCACTGATATCGCCACGCAGCTGGCTGGTGGGCAGTCACCGTTCCTGATCCTGCTCCAGCAGGGCGGCCAGATAAAAGACCAGTTTGGCTCAGTGCAGGGGGCGCTGTCCGGCGTCGGCGAATACATCCGCAGCATGGCTGGGATGATTAATCCAACCACAATTGCGCTGAGCGGTCTGGTGGGCACCATTGGCCTGCTGGCTGCAGCCGCTTACAGTTCGTCTGAACAGTTCGATCAGGTGGCGCGCTCTGTCATCATGATGGGTGGCGCTGGCTTCGCCTCAATGCAGCAACTCAACCAGGCCGCTGAAGAAGTGGCTGGCAGGACGAATACTTCCATTAGCTCCACCGTCGATACCCTGGTTGCGCTGAATGATACAGGCAAATATACCGCCAGCCAGATGAAGCAGATCGCCATGTCCATCACCCTGATGGGCAAGGCAGGCAACGATACCAAAACGGCGATGGCCGACTTTGGCAAGATTGTCAGCGACCCGGTGAGAGGGCTGGCCAGCCTGAATGAGCAATATGGCTTTGTCGACGAAGCTATGATGAAGCACATCATCCAGCTACGTAAGCAAAAGGGTGAAGAGGCTGCGGTGGCTGATGCCATCCAGCTGTATGCCGATGTCATGAATAAACGCGCTGAGGAAACCATTAAAGCGACCGACAATATCGGCAAAGTATGGGAAACCCTTAAGAAGAGTGCTTCTGACAACTTCAGTGATATTGGCATTACTGTCCGCGCCTGGGGAAATCAGGTGATCGATATTTTCGATCTGGTTAGAGCCTCGATTAAGGACCTGTTCCTCAATATCACCTCACTGGATGCCAAGTTCACTGGGACCATTGCCGGGTGGGCTGAAAAAATACCTGGTGGTGGCGCAGTAACGGAGTTCCTCGGCATGGATGTCGAGGCCATGAAAAAGGCCGGGGCTGAAGCTGACAAAGAGATCGCGGCGAATAAAAAGCGTTACGACGAACTATGGAAGCGGGTTACTGCTCCTAACGCACAGGCAGCCTATGAGGCTGAAGCTCGAGGGGTACTGGTAAAAGGTGACGGCGGCTCTGATCGTGCATCGAAAAATGCAGTCTCGAAACTTGCCGATGACTCGACCAAAAAGACCAAAGAGGCCAAGGCAACTCTCGATGCTAGCGATCGCACCCTGGAAAACTACCGCGCCCAGGCCAGAACCTTAACGGAGACCCTCGAAACTCTGCGGCAGACCGGTGAAACCCACGCCAAAAATACCGAGTTCAGTAAACAGCAATCCCACTTTGCTGAGCTTGATGAGGCAGCCAAAACTCGCGCCCTGACCGCTCAGGAGAAATCTCTTCTGTCGAGCCGTGAGGCTATTCTGAACGCCGCCAAGGTGGTGGATCAGAAGAATAAGGAAGTTGAGGCTCAGCAGAAGATTAACGGGCTGGCGCAGCAGGCTAACAAGTACGTTACGCAGATGACTGAGAAGTCAGAGGCTCTCAGGAGTGGGTCTGGCTTGAGTAGCCGCATGGCTCAGCGAATGACTGAGGAGGCGCAGTTACGACAGGGGTGGCTGAACGGCGGCGGAAAACTGGAAGACGCAGGCTATGAGAAAGAGCTGGTAGCTCTTCGGAATTATTATGCTGAGGAAGATAAGCTGCGCGGCGACTGGAAGGCTGGCTCATTAAGCGGCTGGAATGAATACCTTGAGGCGGCAATTGACACCTATAGTGCGGTGAAGAACGTTGCTGGTTCTGCGCTTACCGGACTATCAGATATGCTGACCGATCTCATGACGACCGGGAAGGCGTCCATTAAGGCATTCGGTATGTCGATGCTGAAGATGATCGCTGAAGTCGTAAACCGTTTGATGGTGGCTTATGCGGTGCAGGCCGCTATGGGATGGATAAGCGGCGGTGCTGGTGGCGGTTCAACACCTGGCGGCGCTTATGCCAGCGCAGCTTCTGGCGTTACGTTCAATGCTAAAGGTGGTGTCTATGAATCACCTGGGCTCAGTAAGTATGTGAATGGCGTTTACGATTCACCTCAGTACTTTGCGTTCCAGGGAGCGTCTAAGTTTGCTAAAGGCGGTGTCTTCGCTGAGGCCGGTGCTGAAGCTATCATGCCGCTGACGCGTGATTCAGCTGGTCGCTTGGGCGTCAGGGCGCAAGGCGGTGGCGGTATGGCTCCTGTGATTAATACCACCATCAACGTGGATGCTGGCGGCACCGCTACGGCCCAAACCTCCAGCTCTGGCGATGCTATGGGGCGTGCGCTCGCTGAAGAAATGCAGAAAGCCGCTCTGCAGGTGGTTCAAAAACATCTTAAGCCGGGTGGCATGATCTACAACTTCACTAAAGGCGCATAGCCCGCTTCGATTTTTTTGATCATATTATTCATCATGTTAAGATGTTTCCGATTGCAATCAAAGGAAACGCAAAATGAAGAAGGTAGTTGCTTTAACTCTTGGGGCTTTAATGCTGTCTGGCTGTACTGTTCGTGTTGCTGATATGACCGTAGGAAGTACCAAAAACTACAACCTGAACGCAGCTAAGTTTGAAAAAGGTCAACGTGTGACTGGTGAAGACAAAGCTCCTATTGTCATTTTCCCATTGGGCATTCCAAGCGTTAAAACAGCAATGGATCGAGCTATTGAAAAAGATAAGTGTTCCGTAGGTCTAAGCGATGTTGTTATCTATCAGTTAAACCACGCATTTCTTTTCGGCACATATGGTTTCCGTGTCGAAGGCACGCAGATTATCGACAAGTCTCAGCTTGGTTGTGAAAACCGCTAATCTACTACTTATTACTGACAAGCCACCTTCGGGTGGCTTTTTTTATGGAGCAAATATGGCAGTTGAAACTTACAGCTGGCGCTCGCAGCTTGGTGCCGGACCTGTTGAATACGGCCAGTCGCTTCGCACTGCGCAGTTTGGCGACGGTTATGAGCAGGTGGCCGAAAATGGTATTAACTCCACGGCTATTCAAGTACCGATGAAGCATGTCGGCACAGAGGCGGAAGTGAACACGATCCGTGATTTCCTGCTGGCACACACGGTCAAGGCCTTCATCATCACGCCGCCGGGTGAAGTGAAAGGGCTGTACCGGGTTGTCGCTGACTCCGTGCGGAAAAACCAACTGAATAGTAAATTCTCTGAGCTGACCTTCACTATCAAACGGGCCTACGGAGTCTACGCATAATGGCACTTGTCGATCAGGCGGCGATGCTGGCACCAGGTGGCAGGGTCCGCCTGGTCGTAGTGGACGCCTCAGAGTTCAGTGGCGGCATCCACCGCTTTCACTACGCACCATTCCCCCATACGCCAGCAGAGATTGATGCGGCCAACGGTGACGAATCCAAACTGGGACCGAAGCCAATCATCTGGGATGGCAACGCATACGAGTTCTGGCCTTTTCAGATGAGCGGGCTGTCCCTCTCAACCGATCAGGCAGCGGAGCCCTCCTTCAGCACGTCTAACCTCGATGGTCATATCACCGCGCTATGTCTTCAGTTCAAAGATATGGTGAATGCGAAAGTGAGCATCATCGACACCTATGCCGTCTATCTCGATGCGGTGAACTTCCCGGGCGGCGTAAACCCGACAGCCAATCCGACGATGTTCTCTCTGCAGACCTTCTGGCTCGACACCAAAACTGCAGAAGATGACGAAGTCGCATCCTGGGCAATGAGCAGCCCGGCAGACCTGCAGGGGCTGGTGATCCCCACCCGGCAAATCACATCGCTCTGCGAATGGGCGCTGCGCGGGCAATACCGCAGCGGCGATGGCTGCACCTACAACGGCACGGCGTATTTCGATGCGAAAGGCAATACGGTCGCTGACCCGGCGCTGGACGTGTGCGGCGGCTGCCTCAGTGACTGCCGTAAGCGGTTTGGAGCCGGACTGGCAGAGCCTAACGCAGCAAACCTCGACTTTGGCGGCTTCCCGGCGACCGTTCTCTTCTCCCGATAACCGGACATACCAATGAACAAAACCATTATGGCGGCGATCCGCGCGCATGCGCTGGAGGAATCCCCGCGTGAGTGCTGCGGCTTCGTTATCCAGGCAGGGCGGCGTCAGCGTTACATCCCGGTACCGAACAGCCACGAAAACCCCAAAGAACATTTCCGCATTGACGGTGAGTACTGGGCGAATGCTGAGGATGCCGGAACGATTGTCCGTGTCATCCATTCCCACCCGGGAGACGGCGCACGGCCTATACCGTCAGACCTCGATCGCCAGCAGTGCAATAACTCCGGCGTGGTCTGGGGCATCTACGCGCCTGACTGCGATGAATACGCAGAAATAACGCCTGACACCATCCCGCTGATTGGCCGCCCGTTCATTCTGGGTTCGCACGACTGCTGGGGGCTGGTCATGGACTGGCACGCTACCCAGGGCGTGACGCTTAACGATTTCCGCGTGGATTACCCGTGGTGGGAAAGCCAGTATCCGGACAACCTCTATTTCGACAACTGGGAGCGGGAAGGGTTTGTTGAATGCGACCCGGGGCCCGGCTGCATGGTCATCATGCAGGTGGAGTCTGCCAAGTGGAATCACGCGGGGATCATCACAGAGGAAGGCGAGTTGCTTCACCACCTCTACGGGCAGCCATCCTGCATCACGCCGTATGCCCGGGGTTACTTCAAAGACCGGACCATGATCTGCGTTCGCCACAAAGACTTGCCGCAGGAGATACAGCCATGGCGCGTTTGACCACGATTCGTTTGTATGGGGTCCTGGGGGCCCGGTTTGGCCGCGTTCACCGGCTGGCGGTTCAGACTTCAGCAGAAGCTGTAAAGGCGCTATGCATCAATCTCGACGGGCTGGAAAGCTACCTCCTGGACGCCAAAAAGAATGGCATGACGTTCGCAGTGTTTCGCGGCAAGCGCAACATCGGGGTTGATGACTTTAAGGACCTGACCGGTGATACCGATATTCGCATAGCACCGGTGATGGAAGGGGCTAAAAAAGCGGGCTTGTTTCAGACGATACTGGGCGCAGTTATGGTGGTAGCGGGCATTGTCGTCACCGGTATGACGTTCGGTTCTGCCGGTGTCATTGGTGCTGGGATGATTTCCGCTGGGATCGGCATGATGGCTGGCGGCATTTACCAGATGCTCTCACCACAGCCCAAAGGCCTGCAGGGGCGCGATGACCCGGACAACAAACCCAGCTATGCCTTCGGCGGCGCAGTGAATACCCTGGCAATGGGTAACCCGGTCGCATTGCTGTATGGCGAGCGCGAGATCGGTGGCGCGATTATCAGTGCGGGGATCGTGGCCGAGGACATCTGACAACTTCTTTCTCTTCAATTAGCACTCAATCGGGTGCTTTTTTTATGGATGCAATATGGCAACGATTACTGGTGCAAAGGGCGGCAGCCAGAAGCAGCACACGCCTGTAGAACAGCCTGATTCAGCCCAATCCATGGCGCGTTGCCGCATGCTGCTGGCGCTTGGCGAAGGTGAATTTGCTGGTGGGCTGGATGCGACCCGGATCTTCCTGGATGGCACGCCGCTGGGCAACGCCGACGGCTCAATGAACTTTGAGAACGTCTCCTGGGATTTTCGCCCCGGAACGCAGACGCAGACGCCGATCCCCGGTTTTCCCGCCGTGGAGAACGAGACAAGCATCGGCGTATCGCTGACGAAGGCAACTCCCTGGACCCGCGCTATCAGCAATACCCAGATTGATGCGGTGCTGGTACGCATCGGTATCACCGGTCTGCAACTGCAGGAGAACGACGGCGATATCGTCGGAACGACCGTCGCATACCACATTGACGTTGCGGTCGATGGCGGGGCTTACCAGACAGTGCTCACCAAAACGGTAACGGAAAAGCTCAGTTCTCTGTACGAGCTGACGCACCGCATCAACCTGCCGAAAGCCACCACTGGCTGGCAGATCCGTGTGGTCCGGGACACTGCCGACAGCACCAGCCAGATGCTGCAGAACAAAACGCAGGTGCAGGCCATCACTGAGGTCATCGACGCCCGCCTGCGCTATCCGCATACCGCGCTGCTGTATGTGTCATTCAATGCCAAAGCGTTCAGCAACATCCCAAAGATTTCCTGCAAGCCGAAAGGCCGGGTCATCCGCATCCCGCAGAACTATGATCCCGAAGCGCGAACGTACAGCGGTACATGGGACGGCACATTCAAATGGGGCTGGACCAATAACCCGGCTTGGATCTGGTTTGATGTCCTGACAGAGCCGCGTTTTGGACTGGGCCGCCGGGTGACGGTGGATATGCTCGATAAATGGGAGCTCTACCGCATCGCCCAGCGCTGTGACCAGCAGGTGCCGGACGGGAGGGGCGGTACCGGCACAGAGCCGCGTTTCATGTTTGACGTCTATATCCAGTCGCAGGCCGACGCCTGGCAGGTGATCAAGGATATCGCTGCTGGATTCAACGGCATGACGTTCTGGGGCAACAACATGTTCAATGTTGTCTCTGATATGCCGGCAGATACCTCGAAACTGCAGATCCTCACCCGCGCATCAGTGGTGGGCAAGCCGACCTATTCCAGCGGCAGCGAAAAGACACGTTTCTCGAGCGCGCTGATTAACTTCAGCGACCCGGATAACCATTATCAGGACCGCACTACCGCGGTAATGTTTCCTGAGTTGGTGAAGCAGTTCAAATTTAAGCAGACGCAGCTCACGGCCATCGGCTGTACACGCGAGAGCGAGGCTCAGCGCCGCGGTGGGTGGGCGGTTTATTCCAACTCGCTGGACCGCATCATCACGCTGCAGACCGGACTGGACGGCTTCGCCTATGTGCCGGGCACGGTGTTTGCTTTTGCTGATGAGCGCGTCTCAGGGCGCGTTTATGGCGGGCGCGTCATGGCCTATAACGCCGGGCTTAAAGCGGTAACAACTGACCGCGGTACCAGCGCAGTGGCGGGCGATACACTGATGATCCGCACCCTGGGCGGCATTGTTGAAAGCCGGGTGATCCAAGCGGTCAACGGTACGCAGTTGATTGTGGACAAAGCATTCACGGCAGCGCCAGCGCCAAATGCCGTCTTCGTTATTGATGCCGGTCAGTTGCGCCTCCAGTATTTCCGCGTCACGAACCTGGCTTTTAACGACGAGGAGAACACCTATTCGATCACCGGCGCAGAATACAACGCATCTAAATATGATGCTGTGGACCACAATGCCCGGCTGGATATTCCGCCGATCAGCCTCATCCCCACGGGGGTTGTATCACAGCCCGGCAATATCGTGGTGTCGAGTTACGAGTCGGTGCGCCAGGGCCAGCGCATAGCGACGCTGACCGCATCCTGGGATGTTCCGCTGGATAAAGCAGGTAAGCCTCAGGCCGATGTGATCGCCTATCAGGCTCAGTGGCGCCGGAACGACAGCGAGTGGATAAACCTCCCTCAGACAGGCCTTCGCAATATTGAGGTACCCGGCATTTTTGAAGGTGATTACCTGGTGCGGGTCCGGGCGATAAACTCAGGCGGGGCGTCCAGCCTGTGGGCAACGTCAACGCTGACACACCTCAAAGGCCGGGTGGGTGATGTTCCAAAGCCAGTGAATTTCCGCACTACGCCATTGCTCTGGGGCGTGCAACTGGATTGGGATTTTCCGGCCGGTACCGGCGATACGCTGCAGACAGAAATTCAGTATTCCACGGCATCAACCGGTGCGAATCCCATGCTGCTGGCTGGCGTGCCGTATCCCCAGCAAATATACCAGCAGTTGGGCCTGAAAGCCGGGGTAGGGTTCTGGTACCGGGCGCGGCTGGTCGATCGCACCGGCAACAAGTCTGCCTGGACTGACTTCATTCAGGGCAGCAGCAGCTCAACCGCCGCTGATTACCTGGTGGATATCGATAACCAGATCAAACAGACCGACGCCTATAAGAACCTGGTTTCGGAAATTACGGATCTGGGTGACGATCTCAAGTCTGCGCATGACGACATCAAAACGGTTACGACGGAATCGGCGGCGACTAAAGCGGGGCTGGCGCAGGAGGTCACGGACCGTAAGAAAGCTATCACCGACGAGGCCGCCGCGCGCGGGCAGGCGCTGCTGACCGAGAAGAACGAGCGTCTTGCCGATATCAGCAACGTCAACCAGACGATTCAGACCAGTACCGAATCGCTGGCGCAGCAGATCGCGCAGGTTTCAGCCGGCACCGGCTCGCAGTTCGATCCGGCCAAAATCTGGTATTTCGATACATCAGTCGAGGGCTGGTCCGGGAACGGGACACCGACCATTGTTGATGGCTGGCTTCGTCCTGCTAACCATGCATCTGATCCGTGGGTGTCATCACCGGGCTCGCTGGGCATAACAGCTGCAGCTTATCGCTTTCTGAAGCTGCGCATCAAGAAAGTGGGTACTCCCGCCTGGGTGGGGGAAATTCGCTGGCGCAACACGGCTGGTTTCAACGACACCAACCGGTTCACCGTGGCGGAGCCCGCTTATAACTCTGACGGCGTCGCCACACTTGAGTGTGACGATATCCCCTGGCTGGCCGACACGACGATCAACCAGATTCGACTGGACCTGTCCACGAAACAGGACGCGACGAATTACTTGCTGATTGACTGGGTAGCTGTCGGGCGGCCAACGCCGGGAGCCGGGATGGCGGCGCTGCAGCAGGAAACGGCGGCGCGCGTATCAGGTGACCAGGCGGAAGCCACGGCGCGCGAGACACTGGCGACGCAGATCCGGGGCGGTTATACCGGTGACGATCCGTCAAAACTGGCATCGGGCCTGCTGTATACCGAACGCCAGGCGCGCATCACGGCACAGGAAGCGGAGGTGACAGCGCGGACTCAGCTGGAGTCGACCGTTAACGCCAACAAAGCCAGCGTGACGCAGGAGCTGGCAACGCTGACGACGGAGCAGGAGGCGCAGGCCACTACGCTCTCGGGCCTGCAGACTACTGTTGGTAAAAACTCCGGCGATATTACGCGCATCGATAAAGCGGTTGCTGATAACAACAAAGCGCAGACCACCGCGCTGGCTGCGGTTAAGGCCACGACTGACCAGAATAAGACGGATATCAGCACAGAAACCACGGCCCGCACAGATGGTGACAGCGCGCTGGGCCGCCGCATTGACAGTCTGAAAGTTGATGTGGACGGCAACACGGCCAGCCGGGATGCCGGCATTGTCGGCAACGTTACCAATGCTCTCGCCAACTTCATGGCGTTCTCTGATCAGCGTGTCACGTTTGCTGTAGCCGACATGAAAGCGATGGCCGAGATCACCGACGTCCGTAAAACATCAGCGGATGCCACCAGTGCTCTGGCGGAGCAGGTCACCACGCTTAAGGCGACTGTTGAAACCAACGGACAGACCAACGCTGCCGCGATTACGCGAATTGACCGGACGGTTGCGGATCTGGAGAGCGCCACGGCAACCAGCATTCAGCAGGTGACGGCGTCGATTGGGCAAACCAACGCCAATGTCCAGACGACCAGCCAGGCTGTTGCTGATATCAACGGCAAGCTGAGCGCGCAGTGGGGCGTAAAAGTTCAGGTCGAAGCGAACGGCATCAAGCGCGTCGCGGGTATCCAGCTGGGCATTGATGCCGCAGGCTCCTCTAATTTCCTTGTCAGCGCCGATACGTTCGCGGTGTATAACCCGACGACTACCGGACAGGAATTGGTGTTTGCGGCGACCGGCGGGCAGATGTTTTTGCGATCGGTGTTCATCCAGGATGGCTCTATGGATAACGCCAAGATCGGCAATTACATCCAGTCCAGCACCTGGGACGGAACCGGCAATGTCGGCTGGCACATCAATAAGTCCGGTTATGCGGTGTTTAATAACGTTACTGTTCGCGGGACGGTTTATGCCTCTGCCGGGTCGTTTACGGGGACGGTTTACGCTACAGATGGGGACTTTAAAGGCACGGTTTATGCGAACAAAATCATTGGTGACGTGGTTAATATGTTCTCATTCCCTGGCGGTAGGTTTCAGGGAGAACCAGGCAAACAAAAAGACTTCTTTCGACAGGTTATGTGGGCGGGGGGTGTTCCGTATGACGTCACCGTCGCAGTTCCTACTTTTGTCGTCTGGAATGAAAGTGACACTTATAATGGTGTTCTGGAGGCATATATCAATATAAACGGGAGAGATATTACAGTAGTACCTCTTGGCTTAAAGCTATCATATAACGACACAAATAGTGTTAGTCGTCAGGTTAATAGCTATGCGCCCGTTACTGGTAGTCTGGATATTCCTGCAAATTCAGGACCTGTAACTATACGCGTTGGCCTTAGAGGAATTACTACTGGCGGCACATCAATGAATATGCAGCCATCAATGGCGTTAATTACCAAAAGAAACTCACCAAACTTCACTGGTTATTCAGCTAATTAATTCCATTCAGGTGAATGCTTGCGGTTGGATTAAATCGGATTGCTAATAAGAATCCGATGTGAATATGCCGACTCCGCGGCGATTGTTTCTTGTGAATTCAGTAATCACACTCTTATAAGCACCCGGCTCCGGCCGGGTTTTTCATTTTAAGGACATCACGAATGGCTACGATTGATGACAATTTAGCAAAAACCGTCACGGAAGCATTTCGCCAGGCTCAAATTGATATCTCCAATCAGGACAAATTGCTGGTAGGCCCCGGCGACGTGACGCTTACACGGGCAGACGGAACTACGTTCACCGGTCCGTCCTTCCCGAAGATGGCCGGGATCACCACTTCTGCGTTGCAATGGCGCGGCGGCATCCCGGCCAGCTCAAACCTTAACAACTTCGGGCCAACTTCGGCATATACCGGCGTATGGGGCCAGTCCAGCGTAAGTGCGACTGCCGCCGACATTGCGAATGGATATCCTGTTGCAGAGCGCGGCGTACTGGAAGTGTTTGCTGGTGGGCGCAACAATGGCACGCAGCGATACACTACTGATGGCGGTCGGCTCTTCATCCGCTGGCTTACTGCTGCGTGGAATGCTGCCAGCCCAGCATGGTCTGATTGGACAGAGGTCGGCGGGCTAAGTTCGAATACCGTACTTCCGGCTGCTGCTGGTTTGGCTGATGCTGCTTATTTTTCACAGAACCAGACATATGTATTATCCGGATCACGCTCAGATCTTCCCTCAGGAATAAACGGCAATTGCGTAATTATGTCTGTGCGTAGGCAGGGTGGGACGATTGCCGGGTTAAATCAGTTGTTGTTTACCAGTGTCGGGACGTATGAACGTCATGGTGCGCCAAACGCAGCAACCGGATGGACTTCTGTAAGCTGGTATGCAGGCGGCGACGCCAATGGTTGGCGGCTGGTTGGCGCTGATGCAATGGCGGTGATCGGATACGGCACAGCCCCAGCCAGCATAAAAGATCCATTCGACTGGCAGCAAGTCGATATGGTCACCGGGGAGAAGCGGTTAACCACATTCACTGCAACCGCGTGGGTGAATACCCCCGCTGGCATCACCTACAATTCCGGCACTAACGTTGACATTACATGCCTTATTAACCAGGCAAACCGTCTTGTACTTCGCCTGACATCTAATGCTCAATCTGCTGGCAATCGCGCGGAATATGTTTGCACTGGCACTGGGGCGAAAGGCAGCCGAAACTGGACTATTGTGCAAAACTTTAACAGCGATTCATCGTCAGTAGTCCCAGTATCCAACGGCGGCACCGGGTCGAATACTGTTGCTGGGGCTCAGACAAATCTTGGCCTTATCAAACAGGCCAGCGCGGGCGACGCCACCGCTGGACGGCTGCTCACAGTTGGCGCTTTCGGCTTGGGTGCGATAAATCCGGCCACCGTAGGGCAAAACGACCGCATTGGATTTGGTTCGTACTTGTCCAAAATGGTGCTTGGCGGTCTGGATAATAACGTTTCGTCTGTAAGCGTGCCGTTTGACACCAACACGGGGTATCAGCTTGTCGTTCCGACGATCCTTGCCACCGCACCGCGCCTGTACCTTCGCCTGCTATCTTCTGATTCAACGAACAATGGGCGACTTTGCCAGGTCTACACCGACGCAAATACCACCAAAGCAGCCGACGGCACGCTTAAGGCTGCGTCTCCTATCGTCCAGATTTTCCAGGACGGAACCGCACAGGTCAATGATGAGTCGGAAGGGTGTACGGTGAAAAGACTTGGTGTCGGCGAATACCTTATTGAGGGATGCATTGGCCTGAATGCAGATGCGTCATGGGGCGGTATCGATGGGGGCTTTGACATCCCGAAAGACCGCAACAGACAGCCGCTGGTATGGCTTGACTATGAAGTGAACGCTGATGGTTCTGTACTGGTGAAAATCTATCATCGCACTCACCCGGGGGCCCCGGCATTCGCCCGCAACATACGCGAAGGATTTGCCGAAGGGGACCCGATAGATATACCTGCCGATCAGTTCGTTTCTGTCCGTGTGGAGATGCCTGCTGACAGCATCTATAACAAAAAGATGGAAGAGGCGGCGCGCATTCAGGCCGAGCGCGACGAGGCCAAAAGTCTGGAAGAAGAGGAGGCGGCGCGCGCGAAAGCTGAGCAGGACACGCTGGAAGCTGAAGCAATAGTGGAGCAGGAAAGGCTAAGAGCAGAAGCGGAGGCTGCAACCTATTCTGACGAACAGCCGGATGTTCAGCAGTAATTATCATTAGCCGCATTCTCGATCACTCTGAAGTAGAGAAAAAAAGCCCGTACGGGAACGGGCACAAATCCCTTAGTTTTGTTATCAACCCCGCGCTCATGACGCAGGTCGTTAACGTATCGGCAGCATGAGCCATAACTTTAGGTAGGGGGTATTAGCGCTTCGTTTAAAATCATCTACCTTTAATGAAGGTGAATCCCCCTGTGCGGCGGGGCAATCCAGTTAACTGCTGAGTGCAGATATGCTTGCGGCTCGTATGACTGGTAACGAGTCACCGGGAGACACCCGGCACCTGTATCAGGGTAAGCTATATGTTTGTGCTGATTTCATTTGCCTGCTTAATCGGCAGGCATTTTTTACAACTTTGAGAAGGAATCTCTGATGGCGGGAGTTGTTTTGTTAGCCGTTTTGTTTGTGCTTATCGTGTCGGGTCTTATCGGTCTTTCCCGGGCATTATTAAATATCTGGTGCGGTCCGGAGCAACATTAACTCGTTCAGGATGACGCGTGGCTCTACCCTAAACTGCGAGCGCTGCTGGTTCATTGCATTTGGTCATGTTTGTTAGTCAGTGCTTTTAAGCCTGGCTACAAAAACATTAAGAAATGTTAATCATTGCACCTTTATTTATAACGAAACTATGTATGATGTCAGTTCAGCCAGCGCCGTGAGGGTCATACCTGTTATGAAATTTCTCTGTCCTGTATGCAGAAGTAACCGGTTCTTTTTCACATCCTTCGATCCCATACAAAATCTGCCACACGGTGCGTTATGTTCTGTATGCGGAACCCGGCTCACCACGCGCTCCATCCTTCCTGCGCCACGCAGAAGACGATGGCCTAAACAAGTGGTATAGACAAGGTGCCACGACCATCAACAAAATAGTTAAAGTTTCATCCGGGAGATATTCATTCAGAAAGAATGTGAATTTAATAAGATGATTTCTTTAAAGACTTTTCCAGTATTATACGGTAATCATAATCTGATAACGGATAGCTGAGCATTGGCACCACACAGAAAAAACCACACAAAACTATCCCTTAAACTGCTCTTACTTCCGGGGTTTTCATTACTGTCCATGGGAGCTTTTCTGGAGCACCTGCTTTCATTGCAATCCCCTGGTGATGGAGAAACGTCTCTTACCTTTGGCTGGGATTTAGTTGCACCTGATAATGAGCCTGTAACCTCAGCCTGTGGCACGCAAGTTAAAACCAGCCTGACTCTGAAGTCACAGGAACTGGTGTCGGGTATTAACCATTACTTAATCATTTTCGGCAGCAGGTCCGGTCACGATAATGAACAGCTCGCGTTTTATCTGAAACCAGTTATCGATAAGGCACTCAAAAAGGGAATGGTCGTCGCAGGTATGGACCACGCCGCTTTTCACCTGGCAAAAAATGATTTCATCAGTGAACATACCCTGGCTGCTTTTAATGCTACCCGGCGTTCAGGTGAGCATTACTCTTCTGAATCCATTCCAGTTCATACCGGTGTTTTAACCAGAGGTGACATATGGCTGTGTACGGGAGGGCATGCTGCTTCAAAGATAGCCGGGCTCATTGCGCAAAAAAGACTGGAAAGAATCAGCGAAATAAAAAAATTCAGCACTGCGAAAGTCATGAATGAGGGTGAACATAATGATGCCCGGGCCCTTGCTTCTTCCATGTCCACAGAGGTTACATCAACTCTTCAGTTTTTAAAAAATAATCTGGCCACGCGCCTTGAGGCGGATGCCATCGCGTCGCGCTTCGGGTTAAACAGGCGAACCCTTGATTTAATGATGATTCGCGAGACGGGCAGAACCGTCAGGCAGACCATCGTACATCTGAGAACAGACTATGCCTGCCACTTACTGGCACAGAAAACGAAATCACTGAAAGAGGTGGCTGAAGAGTGCGGTTTTGCGAACCTTAGCCAGTTCACCAGGCTCTTCAAAAAAAGAACGGGATTAACACCCGCAGCATGGCGTTACGATGCCTATCTCAACTCGCACCGGCAAATTGACTGACTTCATGAACTGCTGGTTGCGCGGTTAATTCACCAGTGTATGGTGGCCTGAAGTTTTTGTATGGACAGTAGCTATAGCTACATCTGACGAGTGTCTTTATCTGCTCAAACTAAAGGGCAAGGTGCTGACTTGTAATGATGTTAAAACGATATTGAGATCTGCCACTGAAGAAGTCGAGGTGATAGGGCGGATGACGTTCTTCATCAACAGCACGGATGCTGAAGACATTCCTGTATAAGCAGTGGTGTGCGGCTGTGCATAAAATCTGGGAAGGCCCGCCGTCTTCCCTTTTAGGTTTGATGTCAGCTTTGAACGAGAAGCGAACTCGTCTTATTAGACTACAAATTTAACATTTGCAAGGTCGATAGTTGAAATTCTAAAGGGCAATGAAATTTTATTAAGGTATTGCTCGGTTGTACTGAATCTTTTGCATAACCATTTCAATTTATTCCGAATTATATGTGCATTGTATTTTACGTGTTCCATATAGTTACGCGACGTTAAATTAACTCTTACTACTAATTCTAGTGTTGGCGATTAACTGATAATGCCAAGAAAATCATAGCAATAAATTTAATATCACATATTTTTGAAAAATTTAGTAAATGAGCTACTAAGGTTAACTAATTAAAAACAGTGCAAAAAATTAGCTAGCGAGATTTGTTTTTCTCCTGATGTATTTTTTCTATGTGCTATTGCCTATTAGAAACAATGGGTTATATTCTAATTGCAGGTTACAAATGGTAACTTTTGAGAAAGACTATACTTCTGTTTGTTGCTCCGCTTGACATAGAGAGATTTGAAATGAATTTGAAACCCATAGCGAGAGGACTGGCTCTTGCCGGTCTGCTTTCAACCTTTATTCTTCCTGCCTATGCTGATGTTTCTCCAAAAGATGCAACAGCGGCAACAAAACAAACTAATGACCAACTTTATAATCAACTTCCATTCTCTGATAACACTGATTTTACCGATGCTCATAAAGGATTTATCGCTCCTCTTCCTACTGAAATAATTCACGGAGAACAAGGAAACGTTGTCTGGAACCCGCAGCAGTATGCATTTATCAAAGAAGGCGAAAAAGCGCCGGATACTGTTAACCCCAGCCTGTGGCGACAGTCCCAGCTGATTAATATCAGCGGCCTGTTTGAAGTTACCGATGGCGTGTATCAAATTCGAAATCTCGATCTGTCGAACATGACCATTATCGAAGGTACTACCGGCATTACCGTGGTCGACCCACTGGTCTCGGCAGAAACGGCGAAAGTCGGGATGGATCTCTATTATAAAAATCGCGGTAAAAAACCGGTGGTGGCGGTGATCTACACCCACAGCCACGTTGACCACTACGGCGGCGTGCGCGGCGTGGTGGATGAGGCCGACGTCAAAGCCGGTAAGGTGAAAATCTATGCCCCGGCCGGCTTTATGGAAGCCGCAGTGGCAGAAAACATTATGGCCGGCAACGTGATGAGTCGCCGGGCCAGTTATATGTACGGCAACCTGCTGAAACCGGATGCCAAAGGCCAGGTCGGCGCGGGGCTGGGCACCACTACCTCCGCCGGGACCGTGACCCTGCTTGCCCCGACCAACATCATCGAAAAAGACGGGCAGAAAGAGACCATCGACGGCCTGACCTATGACTTTATGCTGGCCCCGGGATCCGAAGCACCGTCGGAAATGCTCTGGTATATCGAAGAGAAAAAACTGATTGAGTCCGCTGAGGACGTGACCCACACCCTGCACAACACCTACTCCCTGCGCGGGGCCAAAATCCGCGAGCCGCTGCCGTGGTCTAAATACATCAACGAAGCCATTGTGCGCTGGGGTGATAAAGCCGAGATCCTGATGGCCCAGCACCACTGGCCGACCTGGGGCAATGAAAACGTTAATAAGCTGCTGAAGAGCCAGCGCGACCTCTACCGTTACATCAACGACCAGACCCTGCGCATGGCGAACCAGGGCCTGACCCGGGACGAAATCGCCGCCAACTTCAAGCTGCCGGATTCGCTGGCGCACACCTGGGCCAACCGGGGCTACTACGGCTCGGTGAGCCACGACGTGAAAGCCACCTACGTTCTCTATCTCGGCTGGTTTGACGGCAACCCGGCCACCCTGGATGAGCTGCCGCCGGAAGAGGCCGCGAAGAAATACGTCGACTATATGGGCGGCGCGGACGCCATTCTGCAAAAAGCCAAAACCGACTTCGATCAGGGTAACTATCGCTGGGTGGCGCAGGTGGTGAGCAAAGTGGTGTTTGCCGATCCGAACAACCAGGCGGCCCGTAACCTGGAGGCGGACGCGCTGGAGCAGCTGGGCTATCAGGCCGAATCGGGCCCGTGGCGTAACTTCTACCTCACCGGCGCGCAGGAGCTGCGTAACGGCGTGGTGAAAGGCCCGACGCCAAACACCGCCAGCCCGGATACGGTGCGGGCGATGACCCCGGAGATGTTCTTCGACTATCTGGCGGTGCACATCAACGGCGAGAAAGCCGGGTCGGCGAAATCGGTGTTTAACATCGACCTTGGCAGCGACGGCGGCAAGTACAAGCTGGAGCTGGAGAACGGGGTGCTGAACCACACTGCCAATGCCGAAGCGAAAGATGCCGACGCCACCATCACCCTGAATCGCGACACGCTGAACAAAATCATCCTCAAGGAGACCACCCTGAAACAGGCTGAAGAGAGCGGTGCGGTGAAAGTCACCGGTGATGGCACCAAACTCGACACTATGCTGGGCTATATGGATAAATTTGAGTTCTGGTTCAATATTGTTACGCCGTAAATCCTCAACCCTGCAGGCTTCATTTTAGCCTGCAGGGATTTTACACAAGTAACTTCTGCTTTTGGCTTTAAGCGGCAGCAATCTCAAGAGGAGATGCTGACCAAAATTTTACAAACGGATCGATAGTGATTTAGCTAAGGTAGGTGAAGCGGCATATGATTTTTGGAAGATACTACGCGAAGTTTTGGCGATGCTCTTAAGCAGCTTTTAGTTATTAATTGTGCAAAATACGAGCATTTTGAGTGGGTGATGTGCCATCTTTAAGGAAGATTCTTCCCCAAAACGATATGCAACTCACTGAATAGGTTAGAGTTGTATAAGTAGGCGAAATGATGCAAATCAACACTTCTATTGCAACTTAACTTGTTGTTTATAATTAATAAAAATGCCATTTGAATAGTATGCTTCGCCCATATCTTCGGGGGCGGCTATGCAGCAGGTTATTACGCCTATCTGTGGACCCAAATGCTGGCCGACGACGGCTATCAGTGGTTCGTGGAAGAGGGCGGATTGACCCGCGAAAACGGCCAGAAATTCCGCGAGGCGATTTTGTCGCGCGGAAATAGCACTGATTTAGCTGAACTTTATCGCGCGTGGCGTGGGCACGATCCGCAGATTGAACCGATGCTGGTGAATCGCGGGTTGAGCTCGTAAGGGTTTTTCAGGCTGGAAAGAGAACCGGGCGCAATGCCCGGTTTTTTTTCTATTTTATTCTCACTAAAGATCCGCAATAACACTTAAAATCAATAGAATATGTTTACATAATCTGCACACATTAAAACGTCAATATGTGCAGATTTGATAGAAATTAAAGCGCAGGGGAAAATGCTTTAACTTCCACTTTACGAGCCAGGAATCTGCTTTCGACAAAGTGCCAGGACAGTGCCGCCAGGGTGACCGTTGCTATGATGCTGGTTATCATGCCCGCAAAGAAGGACATGCCGATGACGTTAATCACAAACTGTTGGACAGGGAATGCATAGATGTAGATGCCATACGAGTAATCAAACCGACCTTTTACTAGCGGATCCTGAATGGAAGTGCAAAGCGCGATAGTCCCAAATGAAATAACAATATAGCCAAGGATATTGTATTCGAGGCCGCCATCGGAATATGAATACATCCATAACGACAGAGCGGCAAGAATGAATGCTTTCACCTTGAAATCGTTCCAGCGATCAAACGTCATCGCCATAACGGCACCCAGAAAGAACGAGAGACCCCTTAATGGATACAGCCAGGAAGGAACGGAGAAATAAACACCAGTGTTATTGCCTGTAATAAATACACAAACAAGCAGCAACAAAATGAACACAACTAAAAAATAAACCCTGTTTTTATTGAATATTAATACGCACCCTGCAATCAGGTAACATAAGAATTCAAGCGGGAGAGTCCATAAACTTCCATTGATACCACCATGGATAAAACCAGTGGTAATACCATCATGAAGTACGGATGTTAATGTTATCGTTTTTATAATATTGTTAATAACAGCAATGTTTAGATAATCACCGAGATGATCTCTGTTAACAAAACTGCCTATGATGACATACATAAAAATAGCGCATGGAATCAGCGCTGGTATAAGCCTGCGCAATCGTTTTGACATAAACTCAGTATAATCAGAACATGCCATTGCAGACTTGGAAATCAGGAAACCTGAAATACTGAAAAATATAATGACTGCAATTCCGCCCATGCTTTCAAGACCCCAAAAAACAGGTTCTGGTCGACCTGAAAGGGCATAATGATGAGTAATTAAAACCATTAAGGCAGCAATAAGCCTTGCTGTATCAAAGCAGTTATTCTTATGCATTTTTAAACGAGGATTGTTTGAGTTAACTCATCATATCATTACAGATGAAGCGTAGGTAAGAATAATCTTACAATTGCGAATCAATCTCACAAAATAACTGAGAGACTACTCTTTGTTTGCACTAAATATTAAATCTCTGTAAATGAATTTGGTGGAGAGGACTCCAGAAGAAAATGAGAGTCGTTTGCAGATCCTCTATGACATGAACAGGGGGTTTTCACGGACTTATCTTCAGTTACGGCTAATAATTTCTCACTCGTATATCAACGTAAAGTATTTGTTACGGCAGTTTCGACATCCGCATACTGGAAACATTAACCGGGTTTGTGGTTATCGATCCGGTAAGCCTGCTTACATTCTTTAACCGAACCGATACTGGAAAAATGCAAATTGAGCGCGTAGAGCTTTTCAGACTGGAATCAAAACCGGGGGACTTCCAGATTTTTATGTTTAATGACTTATGTTTACGTAAGCTATTGCTTGCCACATCCCATAAATAAAATAATTGCTTACGTCTTTATGCTCTCGCCTCGCTCGATATAACCATAAGCATGTCTTATATTTTAATGGCGGCAAGTTGCCGCATCTACCCACAGGAGTTCAAAATGAAATCCAACGATCAAGGTGCTAACAAAGATCAGTCTAAGCAGTCCCAAAAGAACCCGAAAGACGATCAGTCCCAACAGAAACCGGGTAAAGCTAAGTAGTCTCTCATACTATGTTTGACGGAGGTTTTATGACCGATCGTCCAGATTACGTTGATCCTCTTCCTGATGATGAACCGCTTCCTGATGATGATATTCCTGACGTCCCCGATGTGAATGACCCGCCGGTCGTTGACGATCCTGACGTGACCAGGAAACCGCTATAAAAAACACTTTTAACCGCCTTCGGGCGGTTTTTTATGGGCATATCTGCTCTACTCTTCACCCGAGCCAACTTTACCCGTATGTTGATGGGTTAACGTAGATATAAGAAGAGAGCGTCAGTCAGGGTCATGGATTTATCTCCTTTAATGCACGCGTTAGCGGCAGTCACCGTTCAGTGTTTATGCGGCCTGAAATGGGGCCGGTGGGGCGTCGGCGGAGCGCTGGGGGCGGTGTGGTTTATCGCCCGGGAGCAGACCCAGGCGGAATACCGCTGGATTGCCCTTTTTGGACACGGCAAGCGCGCCAATATGCCGTGGTGGGGCGGGTTTGACTGGCAGGTCTGGAACATGGCCAGCCTGCTCGACTGGCTGGTACCGGTGATTGCCTGCACCCTGGTGTGGCTGTTATCCCGTGTCTTGCGCCAGAAAAGTGCAATTAAACAGGGCGCGTAG